CTGAAGATCGCACGCCAAAGTGGCTTAAAATCGTTTCTGTGAGCCGTGCGCCTCCTCTTGCTTGTCGCTCTAACCACTCTTGTAATTTATTGGATCTCCGAAGGTCATTGATGGTAAGTCCTAAGGAATCTATGTTTTCCAATATCAAGCCTTGGGTATCGGCACTATCAAGGCGCCTGTAGCCGTCTCCAAGATCTGCACCAGCATGCAGAGAGCCAGATGCAGGGAGGCCAAGATCTCCGGATCTGGTAAGGGCTGAAGGATCTTTGTACTCGACTGTTGCAGGAAGTTCCACTTCTGGGCCTCGTTGTGACCAAGGGAGAGCAGATGTAAAGTAATCTTTTTCCCACGCTCGTTTCCTGAGCGATACTAGTCGGACCATTTCTGCGAGGTCCGTAATTTCACCAGATCCCGTACCAAATGCTGTAGGATTGGTTAGGTTTTGATCTCTGAAATATTCATTCCAGATTGTTTGATAAGCCCTAAAAGGGAGGGCGGATACCTTGAAACCTTGCGTTACTGTTGTTGGGGGTATTGGTAATCCCATATAGTCCGCTAATGATTTCTTTTGAAAGTAGGGGCTGTTTTCGGAATCCATATATATGAAAGGGGACACCGGGAATTCGTCACCGTCTTTACCTCCGGTGATAAAGGATTCCCATTCATTCCATACTAGCCTGAGGGGTACAAAGAAGTAATGAGTATAGACATTCACCCGGTGCAGCATTGGAGCGATCATAGGTGATAAGCGCATCATTATTTCTGAATTCACACGGAAGGAATCACCGGGTAGCGTTTCCTGTGTCATTATGGGATATAGAGGTCCCATATTCATCGACATTTTTTTCTCATGTGAGAGATTAAATTTGTTCCTCTTTATTCGAGGTTTGGCATTGCTTGAAAACATGTTCATAGTTTACGTTTTTTTTGCCGGGCTCTAATAGCACGGAGTTTCTCTAACTTTTTTCGTTTAATTACTGATGCCGGGTCTAGTGGATCTTCTTCTATGGCTTTTTTCAACTGCTTCTGGTGAAATGGTTTGAAATATTCCTCTTTCATTTCACGGTAGTCAGCTTGGAGGTGGCCCGGGAAAATTCTTTCAGCGTAATAACGCGGAAGTGGGCGTTTATTCTGTGTAGCCTCGTTGAGTAAAGGATTAAAGGTCGTCCTGTGTGTTTTGGCATTAGCATAAGGGTAATATTGTCCTAGTCCCGGGTTTCGGGACATTAGGGTAAATGGTTTTAACTGTCCTTTTTTCAGATTATCGTCTTTCATCATCATATAATTTGTTACATACCTAATAGACTTCGATTCCACGGGTAATACTGTGACAAAACCTTTGCCCCAGATCTTTTCAATGGTTTCTTGATTTTTATATTTAATAGGAATGTTAAAGATGATGGCATGATAATGAGCCCTCGATGTAGAGGGCCCATATTCACCACAGGCGAAATATCTTAGTTTTACATCATGAGTTTTCGATATTTCCTTGCGTAGTCTTTTCATAAACTTTTGGAAATCACTTTTATCCAGCGTCGTATATGTTTCGTCCGTTTCGGGATGGTCGATCCAGATTGCATGAGTTTCGTCGTAAGTCAATGTAATGAAGGCTCCTGTGTCTGCTGTTTTGGCTTCCTGTTCTACTCGGAAGGCCCATTCTCGGGATTTTTTTATCCGGCATTCAGCGCATTGTCCACACTCGACAACCCTATCTTTTAACGTGAGTGGTTTTATACACATGATTATAGCCTTATTCCTCCTCGGGATGGATGATAGGTCCGGATTCCACGTCTCCTACGTGAATTTTTGTTACGTCGGGAATACGAGCGATACGGTTTGCGATAGTTTGTTCTTCGTCGTCTGCTTCTTCGTCTGAAGGCCATGATTTAATTTGTTTAGTGAATAATACATGAATGAATAGCGCCAGACAGGCCACCGTTAAAGTGGCTGCCATGGCTGAAATGAGTAAATCGTATGATATCATATGACTAATGTATGAATTTTTTAGCGATTCCATTTGTAAGGGTAGGCATATTTACCATATAAGGGAATTTTTGGAGCACCTAGATTTCCAAGCCTTCCGGCTTTCCATGCCTTACCTAGGGGGAGCCATTGAGCAATTTTTGCAGCCCAATTGCCTATTAGTCGTCCTGTGTACCAATCTGTTTCAAGATCTCGATACTGTTTTTGGCTCCATGATAGTGCTGCTGCTGCCGTGCTCCGTTGTGTTGCTGCTACATTTGCAGCAAGTTCTTGATCAAATACTTGCCACGCTCTAGCTTTTGGGCCTGCGTCACCAGACCATTTATAACCTGTTAATTTAGAGCCAGCGTCTCTGTTGCCGAACATCCATGCTCGTCGTGTTGCTTTCAGTAGGTGGCTTTCGCCTAGGGCGCCAGCCCGGGCGGTATAGTAAAGACCTGCGTGGTCGGCTTCTGCTTTTCGTTTCCGTGCTTCTTCCGTGGCAATACTGATTTGAGCGTCTTTTAATCTTACATCCTGATACATAGATAAGGCGCCTAGGGCCTCTAATGGATTTCGACGTCCTGAATAATCGGGCCTTGGTGCTTGGTATTTCGGTAGCTGTGTCGCTGCTGTTGTTTTGGCTCCTCCGGAACCATAGATCATAGCCGGGTTTAGGCCTGCTTCTCTTAGTCTTGCCATTTGTTGGGACGGCTCGTTGTACTTGTTTGCACGTTCCCACATTTCGAGGTCCTTTGAATACTGATAGTCGGCCATTTCCATCTGATGAGCCTGCTGATCCTCGATGTTTCGTCTGTCCTGTTTTGCTGATATCGCTTGAGAGATCATATTACCGAATATTGGTAAATTTCCTGCTACTGCTTTGCCTGCTGCTTTGAGCCATGCTGCTGCCATAATTTGTATTATTTTAATTTTTTAAAGATCGCTATTAGCCGATTTTGGTGTCAGTTCTCCAGTTGACATCTAGTAGACCGTCAACTGGGGCCGCTGCTGTAAAATTGCATATATCTAATTTTGTCCATAGTTAGATTGAATGATGAATCCCCCCGACCAGAAGGCGCCGAGCCACGGCGCTTCTTCCCTCCGGAGGGGGGACATCATTAAAGATCCGAGACAGGCCATGATAGGGATGGCCTTAGCTCGGTTTCTTTTAATCGGGAAATGTTATTGTGGCTTGTCATCGTTTTCCGCTTCAGTTGTTACGTCGTCGCTCGTTGATACTTCGTTAACTACGTCCGTTTTCGCTTCGTCGTTTTCCTTTTGCTTTTTCGATGACTTTTTCGCCTCGATAGCTTTATCGATTTCCATTTCGATCGATTGTTCTAGTGCATTGGTTTGGTCGTATATATCCGACCTTGCAATTTTTTCGAAGTCCTCGTCGTCGTGGTCCGGGTCATCAGCATAGTAGCCATGCCTTTCTTTTGAAATATCTATTATTCCACCAGCGTGACGCCTGAGCATTTCACGGATCGGGGTGCTTTCTCCCGGGACCGTCATTGATACGGAATCGGGTGACTCTTTGTCACGTTTATAGTTCCGGTACTTGTAAGGGGTTCTAATCCTGTCCATTTTGATTTCTATTTTAGAGTCTTGGTGTACCAAAATACGGCATTGGACGCAAAGCAGAAATATTGTTATAGATCTGAGCGTAAATTTTATCCTCCTCTTCATCTGTGATAGCAAATATACGTGTAGTCGGATCTGATTCCACAAAGCTAGCGTTTAAGGCTGGTTTGCTTGTAAATTGTCGTCCCATATGCCAGAAGGCTAAATCGTCCCGGAAGTCTCCGTGAACTGTGCTTACACCGTATTTATATTCAGCACCTCGAGATTGATAACCAAATGTGTCCTGACCTTGAGCAGGAGTAGCTTCGTTGAAGTCTGCATAGATTTCTTGATTGAGAACCTCCTGTTCTCCTAGGTGAGCAAACTCAGGCCAGAAGTAATCAAATTTATCCTCTCGTGTCCACATTTTATGAATACCGTCCTGATAAGCTGTTTTCGGTAGTACTGACAGTAGACCAATCACGTAACCATGTTCTTCAAATCTCCTTTTGAACCTGTTGGAGTTACCGACTGCGATTCCATGACCTGCCATGTTACCCTGAGGTGTTAAGGATGTAGGAGAGGATTCATAACCAGAAGTAGAGTTCTGTAATACTTCGGAAACTGTGATGGGCGTACGGCCTCCGCCTAGGTATTCCGGGCGTTGAAGTCTCTGATCTGAAGATCGCACGCCAAAGTGGCTTAAAATCGTTTCTGTGAGCCGTGCGCCTCCTCTTGCTTGTCGCTCTAACCACTCTTGTAATTTATTGGATCTCC